CGTCTATATTATAGTAAGTACTATTCACCAAATTAATTCTCTGGAAGAAGTTAGCCCATCTATGTTTTATCAAGGTAGTTACACCTTGTTTTACGTCGTCTAGCATCAGTGCCATAGTGTAGAATTTACGGTCTATCGCGCTTGCATTCATATCTCCACTATTAAATGCGCTGTCTGCAGTGTTAGGTATACCTGATATTTGAAAAATACTGTCTACATAATATTTTAAGTACTGAGTTGCGTCTGTAGCGTGTATTTCTTTTAGTAGCCAAGACACGTCTCCACCCTCTTGAACAAAGAATGTCTTAGAGTTCTGTAAATAATTATCCTCAATCTCTCTAGCTGGGTTAGATATGACCTCTGGATTACTTGCACTTACTGGTTTGGCTGGGTCGAACTCTGGGTTAGGTATTGTAAGCGGGTTTTCTGGTCTGTAGCCGCTGATTTTAAGTTTAGCGTCTGTATCGTTGTACTGATACATATTATTCAAATTATTCATAATAGTCTCATATGAGGTGACAAGTGAGATTATAGGGTCTATGATACTTACTTGTGGGTCTGGCTCAAACACACTAAATGTAGGTACTGTATGAGTAGAAGGTTTTTCTTCTTTTAATGTAACTACTTTAGAGTATTTACCCGTCTCATCCATCTGTGTAGTCTTATCATATATAGAAGTCTGATAGCAGCCTGTGTATGGGTTGCATTCAATACAGTAGTATAGTGTATGGTCTTGGTTATCCTCGGAGTTACGTTTATCTAGTGTGTATACTGTTACTAATGCAATAGCATTCTGCTGCTGAACGTCACTTATATCAGTAGGAAATAGTGCTACTGTGTTTAGTGCGCTTAGTGGATAATATGTATAATTAGGGTCTGAAGCTTGCGGTGTGCTACCATCTATACTATCATTTTGTGTTGGCGCTATATCTAACTGTCTTTCATATGCACATCCAAATAAGACTGCGTCATGGAAAAGAGCTTTTAATACTTTTGGGTCATCATTCTTAGAAGAAAGGGTTGTGATTATAAATTTTAATTGTGCTGCCGTGTCTGGGTCTAATGGGTCAGTGTGAGATGGGTGTAATAAGCGATAAGCAGGCTCCTCTGATTGGTCTACTATTTCTGCATTATATGTTATCTCTCCACTAAGATACCCTGCAGCTAAATCCGTAATGAATTTTTCAAAAAATACTTGAACAGAACCATCCTCGCCGGGAGTAGTACTAGTAATTCCACGAAGGTATCTGTCTTGTATTGTTTGTCTTTTTTGTAAAACTTTGTCTATTTCGTCGAATAAATCTTGTAGTTTACCAGAATTGTATTCGTCTTTGATATTTTTTGTAATTTTTATCATATTTTTTACCTCCCGTTCACTTATTTTATTATAATATATAATTTTTTATTTTACAAGTGGAGTACAAGTTTATTGTCTAAAATATTTTAGGGGTTTACATAATATATTCGTGCTGGTATATGTTTTGTGAGTTACCTGCACGTTTGTGAGCCTGAAAAGATATACTAGGACTGCGTTTGGAGGATCTTAAAAAGTAAAAAGTTTCCTTAGTAAGTTATTGACATTTAACTAAAAATGTTATATAATTATAGTAACAATAAAAAATAAATATATAAATATAAATATTTATATATTTACAAATAAAAATAAAAAAGAAAGGTTGTGATATTATGGTACAAATATTTTATACAATATTCAATGACAATGACGAATTACTATTTGCAAATAACACACAATACAATACAAAAGAAGAAGCCGTCAATAGTTTACTATCCCTATACAAAAAACTACTACCAAATAAAAACATTGAAATATTAGAGCATACAAAAGAAATATTAAAATTCATTGATTTACCAAGAACAGAATTAGAAGGAAAAGAATTTCACACATTTACAATTATGAAAGGAGCTGATTAATATGGAATATAAAGTATATAATGAAATTAATTACATTGTCAGACATGCAGGCTTTGACATAGCACAACGCGAATTGTTAAGTTATTTATGGCTTGTATATGTAGTAAAGAGTAAAAACTATAAAGTCAAATATAATTATAATTATTCAAATTTACAAACAATAACATTTATAGACAAATCAAATAATTATAAACACGAGTTTAGCAATGTACCCGTAAAAATGGGCTACTTAGATATTGATAAATTAAAAGAAGAAATGAAAGGAGGTGTTTAATATGAAAACAGTAAATGCAAAATGGCTTGCTTTCAAATATATGTTAGCGAAAAAATTAAATGCAAGTATTGAAAACGATAAAAAAGCAATAAAAGAAGGTGCAAAAATAACATTTGAAAACTATTGCAAAATACAACAAGTAGAATGTACTAGAAAATCTTACACAAAAGAACAACAAGCAATACTTGACGAATACGCAAAAGAAAAAGGCTTTGAAAAACAAGAAACTAAATACATAAGAATTGACATTGACGAAATTCCAGAAGAAGTAAACACACAAGTTGAGCAAGCATTCACAACATTAGAAAACAGCAACAATGTATTGATAGCAAAAGTAGCAAATAAGGTTGCTACTATGAAATAGGGGTGGCCACAAGGGCGACCCCTTAAATAATAAGGGGGTGAGTAATATGAGCCAGCAAGAAACTAACGCAATAAAAGTAGTAACTGAACAATTAGCAACACTAACCGACAGTGACAGTATAACCATCACACGAAATAGCATAGGAGTAATAACTATATCAGTAAGAAAAGGGAGAACCAGAGGATCAAACGATCAAACTATTCGCATACACGGTGACGGCCACACTGATATTTATTAAAAATTGTACTCATACATAAGGGCGACCATAAAAAGTCCCCCGTAGGGCTTAAAAACACTTGAAATAGCCCTAATCAATAAAGTGTTATATAATTTACAAAAGATTAAAATAAGTTATTGACTTATAACTAAAAAAGTAGTATAATTAAAAGTGAACATATACGGACAGGCGAATGCCTAATCTATCCCGTATATAAGAAAGGAGCATACTATGGAAATTTTAATAGCCGATAGAATGCAAAAATTAGAAATAATTACACCAAGTCAATTTAAGAAATTACTTAAAGATGGTAACTACAAGAAGAACATATTTGTATATGGTAAATCTGGTATAGGTAAAACTGCCATAGTGGAAGAATACGCATTTGAAAACGGACTAAAAGTTATAGTATTCTCGCTAGCAACAGAAATGCCAGAGGCTATGGGTGGTATTCCACACGTAAGCGCAGAAGAATATTTCAAAAGATTATTAGACGAAAGACTACAACCACTATTCAAAACCAAAGGTAAAGGCTACATACTATTCTTTGATGAAATGAACCAAGCCGTACCAGAGGTATTGAATGCTTGTTATTCAATATGTCATCCAGATCCAAGTAAAAGACATTGGTGCGGTCATTCATTGGAATACGCACAAATCGTTGGTGCAGGTAACTTATCTACTGGTGAAGATGGTACTGTCTACTTGAACGATATTCCTACACCATTACACAACAGGTTTAACATATTTGAAATGCAAGCAAGCAAAAAAGATACAATGGACTACTTAAAGAAGAAATGGAAGAATATACCACAAGTAGCAAAATACATAAATGTATTGCTAGACGAAAACATCCCACCAAGAGATATTGACGGAATATTAGAAGTAATAGCCTTTGAAATGGACGGCTTATGGATATCTTCCAAAATAGGTAGTACATTAACAGCCAAGTTATATGATATTCAAAAGAGAGTAAAAACAACTGACCCAGCGGCCATCTTGAAAGGTTGTAGAGAAACATATCAGTTATTCAAAGAGAACGGTTTTGTTAAATGGGCAGCAGAGACAATAGAAGACGAGGAGGACTTATTGGACAGATTTAGTGAAGTGTTAAGCGAAGAAGAAATCAAAGCAATAGTGAAAGGAGATGAGTAATATGGCAAATCCATTCTTAACTGGTAGTGACCATAGTGAAATTGAAACAGCTATTCTATATGAGAAAGCCAAAATAACTGACATAGGTAAAGCAGTAGCATATACGGACGGCGAACGTCTATATATAAATACTGAAGACAACTTGTATTCAATACTACCTTGCTACAATAAAGACTTTCTTAAATGGGTACTATGGCACGAAAGATATCACATAGAATTAAAACACCATAACAGATTTTTCAAATACTTAAAAGAATTGACAGCAGAAAAACTGGAAGATGAATTCCATGTAACAAAAGATGAAGTGAACATTATTATGGACATCTTAGTGCATGACAGTTTAGCAAAATTATTTCCGGAGTTAGTAGAGATCGCAAAAGTGAACTGTGCTCAATTCAGGGACAGCAACTCTTTGAAATATACTTTCAAAACTTTCACATTAGAAGAAATGCTTGACGAATATTCAAAATATAAACATGGCGAAGACGGAGACGGTGAAGGTGAAAGCAAAGAAGAAGGTAAACCATCGCCAGAAGGCAAAGAAGGTAAAACGATAAAAACACCAGGCGAAAGCAAAGATAAAGAAGACGACAAGAAAAAAGACGATGGCAAAAGTAAAGACAAAGAAGAAAGCGACAAGAAAGAGCACGAGGAGGGTAGAACAGATACCCCAGACAGAAAGAAAGATAGACCAGAAGATGATGAGCCAGAAGTTAAAGACGGCGAAAGACCTATGGATGAGCCCGAAAGTGAACACGACAAAAGAGACTGGTCAAAACTTAAAGACTTTGACACCGAAGAATTTATTGACAAAGCAACCGCAGACGATCTTGACAGACATATCGCTAAACTTAAAAGAAAGAAACTTAAAATGGGTAGACTAACACAACAATTAAATGGCCTAGCAACCAGTAAAAGAACTAGAAGTTATAGACTACCAAGTGTATTACAAATGGGAGACGGTTGTATTTTCAAAGGTAAAATGCCAGGTAAAGTTGAACTATATTTAGTATTTGATGCAAGTGGTAGCATGGGCAGTGAAATGGACATGTTTAAAGAAATCATAACTAAAAGTATTCCACAAGCCTTGAACTGTCCTTGTGAATGGTTTGCAGGTTATGACTATAAAGGATTATGTACAATAGAACCATACAAGAAAGAACACGGCGATGGATACTACAAAGGTAAATATAAAGACTTCCTACCTATATATGCTAGCAGTGGATACAGCGATGATGGTGATAGGACGATCGAATTATGCTGGTTGGCTGAACAGAAAGGTTATTCACCTATTGGTGTAACAGACGGTGGTGGAGGTATATATTGGGCAAGCGATAAACTTAAACAATTAAGAAGAACAATTCTAGTCGGGCCAAATGGTCGCTGGTTAGCAAAGGCCAGAGAGATTAACCCACATATTCAAACTATTGATGTTAGTATGGATGATTAAAGAAAGGAGTGATTTATATGAGTAAATACAAATTATTAAAAACCAAAGGACACAATGGTAACATTTCAGTAGAAAACACAGAAACAAAAGCAAATATAATCATTGGTAGATTATCACCTACAATAGCAAGTATACTAGAAAAAACCGGTGGTTATGAAATAGGGACAGCACCTTGTACTTATGTAGACGAATGGAACATTGACATTACAGACGAACTTGCACAAGAGTTAGCACATACAACAATGACAATGTCAAAACCATTTAGGGATCAAAGCAAAAAGGCCAAAACAACGAAGGCGACATCAGGAGCAAGTGAACAAGTTGATGCATTTGATCTGATATTCGGATCAAGTAATATATAGAAAGGAGTGATTTATAATGGATATCAAAAGTATTTCATTAAATAAGAACAGAGGATGGAGAGGATTAGCACAACTAGAATGTATGGATACAACCGGTAAAGTAATTAACAAAATGATATTTAGTTTTTCAGGACAAGTATGGGACGACCTTATGATAAACCACAAAATAGCAATTAAAGAGGATAACACACACTATGTTATAACTATAACTGACCCAGAGGGGAAACTTCCAGTAGGACACCAAAGAAGTGTATTGCTTAAAAACTTAACTTTCAATGTAACTAATATTACAGAATATAAACCAGACGACCCATGTCCAGCAGAAGACTGGAATGTAATAGCCCATTTCAAGAAGAACAATAATAATCATACTACAAGTGACTGGAACTACATAGGCGTAAGAGTTATGCCTACTATATAACGAGCGCCGTAGAAATGCGGTGCTCGAAACATTTGTTTGTAAAGGAGGAATGTAACATGCCAAATCATGTTAGAAATGTATTAAAGTTTAAGAACTTAAAAACAAAAGATAGAGATTATATATTAAATAATTTCACAACAGAAATGGAAGACGATATCTTTCCACTAAATAAAATATTTGATTTTGATAAAATTATACCAGAGCCTCGCCTTGAGAGCGAATGCCCTGATGACTGTAAAGTGAACAAGGATAGCCACATCATGGAAGATGCAAAAAGACCCTGGTTTGACTGGTACGCTTGGAGAAATAAATATTGGAATACAAAATGGGGGGCTTATGACGGCTATGTAAAAGTAGGCACTTCGACCATAACATTTGTATTTAGTACAGCCTGGTCAGCACCATATCCGATATATGAGAAATTAGCAAAAGACTTCAAATATGACTTTGAGGTTAAATATGCCGATGAAGACTGGGGAAGCAACTGTGGCTGGATTAAATTCAAAAGTGAACACGGCTTCCCTGCTGGATACGAGGATAACTATGAAAATAGTGCATTCAAAAATCCATACAGATGGGCTAGAGAATTTTGGAGACAGTGGTAGAAGTGAACAGATTGCCGGATTAATCATCATTTGGTTTCCTGATCTTCCCGTCCAGGGTGATCAGGGTGAGAAGTGAACAAGTCTCCAAACTTGAGTGTGATATGACATTGACTTACGATTAAGTATATGATATAATTAGTCCAAGAAAGGAGTTGATAAGTATGGACAAAAAATATGTATATGTACTAATAGAAGACAGTAGCTGGGATTATGAGTATTCACAAGATATTAAAGTATACAGCAATTTTAATGACGCATTAAAAGATTATAACCAAAGAGTTAAAGACGCCAAGAATGACATGGATCAATGGCTGGATAAAGATGAACAAGCAACTGAAGAATTAGTGGACACCGATAAAGAATATGCTTCATTCAGTATATACGAAGACGGCAACTGGACTAGAACCCATGATGATATTTCAGTTAATAAAAAGGAGGTGATGTAAATGGGATATCGTTCACAAGTACAATGTAAAACCACATCTGAGGGGTACGTCATAATGTGCCAAAGAGATAAAAAGATTAAAGACTATGACCACAAAATGCTCTCATATGCAGACATTGATGTATCTAGTGCAGGTAACTACTTAATATCGTGGGATTGGGTAAAATGGTATCCATCATATGAGTCAGTGAGTAACTTTATGAACACCCTTGACTACTTGGATAGCCTGGACATTCCGTATAAATTCATTAGAATTGGAGAAGACGAAAACGACATTGAGATAAAAGAAAACTATGTAGATGACCAGCCTGAAGGTATGTTAGAGTTCAGTCCAAGTGTCATTATCTATGATATAGAAGAAGGAGATTACACACCGATAATGAGAGATGGAAAAGAAACTGCTATACCGTCTGCAGGTGAAGCCAAGAAAAGTGAACAACCGGATCAGGATGCTGACTCTGGTTTGAAAGCAGAAATCAAAAAATAAGTGTGATTGACATTGTTTATAAAATATGATATAATGTCAGCGAAAGGAGTGATTATAATGAATAAACCTTTAACGATTAAGGACTTATATAATGTATGCAAAAAAGAAATTGAAAAAGGACATAGTGATTATACTATAATGTTATCTAACGATGACGAAGGAAATGGTTATCATTACTGTTGGTATTCATTCACTACACCAAAAGAATTATTTGACGGATTAGAAGATTATGGAATGGATATTGACGGTTTAGATAAAGACATTGCACCTATGGAAAAGACAATAATATTAGGATAAGAAAGGGGGTGTTGAAATGTTTGAGAATATTATAGGACAAGACCAAGCAAAGCGTGCCATTCAGGATTGGTATGAGTGTGAACAGCAGCCGCTTCTGATCTATGGATCATCCGGATTTGGGAAAACAATGTTTGCAGAAAGTCTAGGTTGTAAAACCGTGGACACAACCCAGATGAGGAGTGATAGAGTGAACAGCATGTTGAAGCCGATCAAAGAGGCAGAAGATGGTGAGATATTATTCTTTGACGAAATTCATTCATTAAGACCAGCCGTACTTGAAGGACTTTACAAGATAATAGATAAAGGTACATTTTACGATACAGATTTGTGTATGGACTTACCATTACCAAAAGTTAGATTTGTATTCGCTACAAATATATTATCACCTTTACCCGAAGCATTTGTAAACAGATGTAAGTTTGTAGAGTTGCAGGATTATAATGACGAAGAATTAGCACAAATTGTTCACTGCGCGAACCCAGATTTAGATCCAGCAGGAATACCTAGCATTATTCGTGCAGCGAAAGGTGTACCAAGAACAGCATTGTCGTTAACGAAATCTATGAGAGCAGGTATGATCCGTGAAGGATATAAAAAACTCACCGAGCGCCAAGTGAACAGTCTTCTTGACTCAAGATTCAAAATTAACGGCGATACAGGATTATCTGCCAAGGAGTTTAAGATTGTTCAAAAAGTAGTTGAGCGTGGGAAGATTTCCTCTACAGCAGTTGCTAACCTAGTAGGTTGTAGCCTTAAAGACGCACGACAATTATACATTGAGCCATTAAGAGCAAGTGAGTGGTTAGCAGTTTCAAATCAAGGTGTTACATTAGGATATAAAGGACACCGTAATTACAGAAAATTTGTTAATAAAGAGAAAGGAGTGTAGGATATGAACAGTTGTTACAATCCAGGAATATGTGCCAAGTGTGGTAGCGATAAGATTTTATACAGCGACCCAATAATAGAAGATGTTTTGATTTATCCTTATGAGTGTGAGAAGTGCCATGCGAAAGGTAAAGAAACATACGATATATTATTTAGTATCAATGAGGCGGGGGAGTAGTAGCCCCCGTCTTTTCTGTGGGCGGTGTGCAAAACATTTGTTCGTATAGAGCGTATGTTATGTGTGCATACCAAGTGTGCGTGTGTTTTGTCCCGCCCCATCGCTGTTCACTTTTAGATGAAAGGAGATGAAAAGAATGCTAACTAAAAAACAAGAAGAAAGATTATTATATTTATTAGATGAAAAAATCCGAGAAGCGGATGTTTACTTCAGGGAAGACTCAGAAATATCTGAACAAGAAATTGATGGATATATAAATGGACTAGAAATGGCAAAAACTATTATTCAAGAACATGATTATTAAAATAAGAAGAAGGGGGAATACATGACCCCTTTTTTTATGTGCGTGTGTATTTTATCCTGCCCCACTCCTGTTCACTTTTGATTTAACAACACCTCTGGTTGCTCTAAATTTAACTCGGTTGCTCCAAAAAAATTGTTTATAAAAAAAGTTGTTAATTTGGAGCAA